TACTTTACGTGCAAATTGGAAAAATAAAAAGGGTGAATATAGAATGTTTGATATTAAAGGATATGGGCAAATGACTGGTCCGGAAGCTAAAAAACTATTTAAGAAATTAGGAGGGGGATCATCTCTAGAAGGAGTGTTTACACACAGTAAAAGAATACAACCATGGGGTAGTAGCTATGGTGCGTTAGACAAACATGGTAATCCTAAATATCCTACTGCTACACTTCCAGATGGCACAGTAATACCAGCTCAAATGGATTATGTAGGGGTAGACGATCCTACTATGGTTGGTAATGTTCCTGGTACTACACCTAAAGGTCATTATGATTTTGCTTATGAAATTAAGGATGGAGAAAGGGTAAAGGTACAAGGAAGTAGAGGAATAAGTCATCCTATACCACTCGCATCAAAAGAAGTAAGGACTAAGGCTCTAGAAAGTCCAACGATAGCTAATAATCTTTCTGCTGGTTGTACACAGAGAGGAGATTGTGCTCAATCCCAATTAATTACATGGGCACATAATGATGCTGTAACTGGGATGGATACAACAGTATTTATAAATAGTTTAAAGAATCCTGAAGATGGACTGCTATTAAATCAATATATAAATGAAGTAAAAGAAGGAAAACATACTCAGAAACAGAGAAAAACTATTGTAGAAAGGATATTCGCGCTACTTAATTAAAAGTGTGAGTGGTATATAATAAAGAGTATCCTAAAATTTAAATAACACTTGTATAAACTAAATAATAATATTAATTTTGTAAACTTATGGAAAAACCAAATGAAAAGCTAAACTTTGAAGATATCACCTTTGATGAAGTTGTGGGGGATGGACTTGAAATAGCTGAGTCTGAAAAGACCGAGACTACGAATGAAGCATCTACTGAAAAAGTAGAACAACCAGAATCAGAAATAACAACTGATTCAAATGAACTTGATGCAGATATATCTTCTAAAAAAGAAGATGTACCTGAAACTGAAACTGTTAAAAAAACAGAACCAAAAGAAACACCTGAAGAAGGGCCTGAAGAAAATTTAGATACTGAAGGAGAAGATTCCGATACTGTTGTAGGAGAAGTTAAAGATATATTAGGGATGGAAACTGACAATGAGTTTGCGGATACTCCAAAAGGAATTGCTGAATTAACCCAAGAACTTGGGAGCCAAATAGCAGAAGAGCATTTAGATAATCTTATGGATACTTTCCCAGTTATTAAACAACATTTAGAATATGTTTTAGCTGGAGGAGATTCAAAAGAATTTATGGCTGCACATGATCCTAGGAATAGTTATAATGATATTGAATTATCAGAGAATGATACTGTAATGCAAAAAAGAGTATTAGCTAACTATTTTAATGCTAAAGGACATGATAATAATTTTATAAATGAAATGCTTCAAGATTATGAAGATGCAGGAAAATTATATGATAAATCTAAAGTAGCTAAAGAGCAGTTATCAGGAATGCAACAGCATTATCAACAACAGATGATGAAAGAGCAAGAAGCAAAAGCTGCAACAACTCGACAAGAGTTAGAACAGTATTGGGATGGTATATATACTAAAATACAAGATTCGGATGAAATTTCCGGAGTAGCCCTCCCTACAAGAGAGAAGAAAAAATTCTTTGATTATATTTCTAGTGCTGTATCTAAAGAAGGGTATACGCAAAGAGATTTGGATTATATGCAAGCTAGTCCAGATATAAAACTTGCTATGGATTTCCTTATGTATAAAGGATTTGATATAGAGAGTCTTGTAAATACTAAAGCTAAAACAAAAAATGCTAAATCTTTAAAAGCTAGAATTAAAAAGAACGAAGAAAAAGTAAAAAGTGCTCGAAAGGCACCAAAAAGAAAGTCAGATTTTGATGTTGAAGATCTAGATTTGACGTTCTAAAAATACCCTGGACAGGGAGATAGGGTCCCTATTTAATAATAATTGGAAAAATGCAAGTATTAAAAACATTTTATAACGATACGCAAATGACAGATTCTAATAGTCTATCAAATGCGTTGTTAGAAAAACCTGCAGAATTATCTCCGATTATTACTCATTTAGCGGGACGGGAAGATCGAAGATTTCCTCTGACTATGTTATCTGAAGGAGTTGGTAATACAAAATCCATTGATAGATGGGAATATGAATACCGAGTAAAAACTCATGAAGTTAACGTTAGACCTCTAGTTGCAGCAGCAACTAATGTAGGTACAGGAGGACAAATTTTCACCCTTACTTTCCCTGACAAATGGTTCGTATTTCCATATACATTGATTTCCCAAGCAGGAACTCAAGCACGTATTATGAATGAGCCAAGACAAGTGGGTAGCAATTGGGAATACGACTGTAAACTTATTGAGCCATCAGCTACTGCAGTCCTTGACGGGGTTGCAGCAGGTAATGAAGGTGGAATAGGTGCTTTATGGGCTCAAGCTTGGGCGAACGTTGGACTAGACTTCTCACGAGGTAATGCGTCTAACTGGGCTGTACCAGGGTTAGTTCGTAACAAAATAGGAACCGTAAGAAAATCATATCACTTTGCTGGTAATGCTAAAGATTATGTAGCTGAATTCGCTCTTCCTACGAAGGGAGGAAAAACTACTAAACTTTGGATGGACTATGAAGAGTACAGACACATGCTTAAGTTTAAAGAAGAATGTGAAATGATGTATTGGTATGGTGAAAGAACTTATGATGATAATGGTGTAACAACTATGACTGATGAACAAGGGCAACCAGTAATCACAGGTCCTGGGTTGTTACAACAAATTATCAATAAAAGAACTTATTCTTCAATGACAGAAAGTTTATTGATGAATACAATTGGAGATCTATTCTATGGTATGACTGATGCTGATGCAAAGCAAGTAACTTTGTATACAGGTATTGGTGGTGCTAGAGAATTTGATTCTGCATTAAAAGCTTATAGTGGCGGTTGGACAACTGGAGCGGGTACACCGTTTACAGTTAATGCTGAAAGTAAGTTTATAACAGGTTCAGGAAGATCGTTAGGATTTACTGGCTATTTTACTTCTTATGAGCATATTGATGGTCATAAAATTAATATAGTTAAACATCCTATGTTTGATCATGGTCCTGTTGCACAAGCAAGAACTAAACACCCAACAACTGGATACTCATTAGAGTCTTACAGAATGGTGTTTGTAGATCAATCTAACTATGATGGACAAGCTAATTTAACAATGATCAATAAAAAAGGTCGTGAAATGTTACGTTGGTGTGTTGCTGGATCAGTAGTACCTAAAGGATTCTCAAGTACAGAGGCTAGAGCTTCTGATGTTGATGGTGCTTCAGTGCATATGCTGAAAACAGCTGGAATCTGTCTACGTAGATTTGATACATCTTTGGACATGACATGCGTAGCTTAAATATATCGTAGTCTGTTTTATTTAGTTTCAACAGCGAGTACGCGGGTAAGGGCTTCGGCCCTGCCCTCACGTACTTTTTAAATAGGAGAGTTATTCTTTCCACCCTATAAATAACCTTAAAAGAACAAAAATTATGAAAAAACAAATAAATCTCAGAAGAAAAGAGTTGATGGGACATTTACCCAAAGAAATTAGAGCTGGAGCCAATACTTGGTTATCCAGTGTTTATGTAAATAGACAACCTTTAAAAGGTGTCGAAGGAGAAGAAGAAAGAGAATTCCTTAATGGAGTTCTAGATGTTTCTCCAGAACATGTCGATTGGCCAAAACACGTTAAAAAGTTTTGGACTGAATTAGCAATTAAAATACCTTTTGAAGGAGTAGAATTAGAAGTTGGCTTAGATGAAGATGGCAAACCTTATTCAATTATGGATTATTTAAAATATCGATTCGCTTTAAAACATCCTTATGTTTCGGAAGAAGGAAAGGATGGTTTGGTAGGCGTAAAACGATATTATATCCATGATCCTAAGGGGGATATCATATCTAAAAACAAAAAAGTTAAACTTTCTAAAGATGCTGATAAAGAATTTATTAAATTAACAGGAGATTCCAAAAAAATGGATAGAGTATTAAGACTTATGTCTGAATACAATCCTATTACTTTGACAAATGACCAAAAAGAAAATTATTTGTACGATATAAAAAATAAAGAACCTAAGAAATTCTTTAAACTTTGTACAGATAAAAATCTTGATGTTAAAGCTGAGATAGAGGAAATGGTTGAAGCTGGAGTTCTTAGAAAAATTGGTAACCAAGTAGTTTATATTGATGAAGTAATTGGTGAAACAATTGAGGATACTATTGTATACCTTAAAAATAAAAAGAATTCTGGAACTTTAACTATTTTAAGAGCAAAACTTAAAGAAACTGTAGTATAATATGTTAGTAGCGGATATGCTTTTACAAATCAATCTGGGGGTGCAAAAAGTTGCATCCTTTCAGGTTGATACATTACTTCCACAAGAAATTTTAATTGAGCTAAATAATTCTCAATTAGCATTTATTAAACAAAGATATGAAGCATTTAATAAATATGGGAAGGGATTTGAACAATCTCAAAGACGTATTGATGATTTAAGAACTTTAATAGAGGAAGCAACATTTCAACCTATTTATGGGGGAGAAGTATATCCAGGAGTTTTTATGGATTATATAGATTTTGGATCAATTGCAGATCAAGCTAATGGTAATTTTGATCCTGCAAATGAATATATGTTTTTGATAAATCA